TTCCTGTTCCTGATGATGTACTGCTTAATGCTTCGACGATGCAGAATAAGAAAGAGTTGGTAGAAGCTATTGCTCAACAACAGCAACAAGCACAACAAGTACAACAACAACAAATGCAACAGCAAATGGATTTACAGCAAGCTCAGGCTGAACTTGCACGAGCACGCGCAGCAGCTGATCAAGGGCTTGGTCTTGAAAGGATATCACGTGTTGAAGAGAATCAGGCATTGGCAGTTGAACGTCGCGCTCAAGCTATCAGAGATGAGGATGCTGGGTTATTGGATAAAGTTCGCGCCCTTAAAGAGATCGAAGAGCTTGATATTACGCACCTTGAGAAGCTTATTACCTTATCGCAAATGCTTAAGATGCAAGACAACCAATCGGTCACCGAAAAAGAAGATAAAGCAACCAAAGGCGCTGAAAGTGCGATTGCCTCACAAGCCGCGCAACAACCTGCGCTCCAACCCCAAGGATTAAGATGATTTCCGATATTCTTAGAGATTCTGTCATAGAAAAAATTATGGAAGATGTTCAAGAACTTGAGCATGAATTAAAATTTGTTAACGTTGGTGGGAATAAATGGCAAGCTCAATTCAGTTTTGATCTTGATGCAAGTTCCATGAGTGACAGCCAAAAAGCTGTTGTTTCAGAGTTATTGAAATATTTATAACCTTAAGCTGGCCAGAAAGGTTCTGGCAGTCGATAGAGGTATAACCTTGCGATCCGCTTACGCATAAGCTACCGCGGAGTTCGCAGTTTCGAAGGAGCCAATTATGGCAAAAAGACATCACCACAGAGAAGGCCACTACGAAGGTATGGGCGCTCGAAGAACACAAGAGATGCAAGATGCAGGCATGATTCGTGAGAATCCATCTGCAATCGCTAACTTGCCTCAAGAAGTTATGATCAAACCTTGGCCAGATGGCGGATCATATATGCCAGAGAATCTTGATGATACTATTCGCGGTGTTAACAAGCAGATAGAAGCAGACGATTCCAAGAGAATGGAACACTTGAAACCTCACAAATACTAGGAGCTTTCATGGAAGAACAAGTTATAAAAATGCACTTTGAGCGAGCGGGTAAGATAAAGTCTGATAATCAAGATCCCAGAAGGAATCAAGAGCGTCGTGATTTTAACATGCTCCGCGAAGATCATTCGGCAATGGCTAATCTTCCCCGCAAAGCGCAACATCATGAGTTTCCAAAAGATGGTGGGTATTTCCTGCCAGAATGGGATTAATATGCCATGTGCTACAAGGCCAAATAAAAAGGCCAAGAAGATCGCTTATGCTATTCTGGGTGTGCCTATGAACTTACAGAAGCAGAACTGGAAGAAGAATAAAAAGGTCGAGAATCGCTTAGTGTTTGAAGAGACTGCGCGCGTAAGATAGATAAGAAGTTTTCCGGGTGCTGGATGGTCTGGTGCCCGGGAAATAATAAATCAAGGAGTTGATCATGAAAAAAATGTGTTCTAAATGCAAAAAATCTATGTGCAAATGCAAGAAGTAGGATAACAATGCCTAAACTAAAAAAATCTGCTTCTAAGAAGAAAAAGAAGGCAGTCATGAAGAAAGAGATGGATAAGTTTAAAGAGGGTAAATTACATTCAGGTTCAAAAAAAGGACCCGTTGTTACTAACCCAAAGCAAGCGATTGCCATTTCTTTAAGCGAAGCAGGAATGAGCAAAAAGAAAGCTAAGAAAAAGAAGCATAAAAAGAAAAAATAGATCTTCGTATTTTCCTTTTGCCCTCACGCAACTTGCTTACGTGGGGGTTTTTTTATATCTTAGGGCATGTAATTGGAATTAGGAGATACATGACTCGTGAAACTGTAGGCAAAGTCGCCTCCGATCTTATAGTAAAAGCCCCTGAAACTAAATCCCCCATCGAACAAATGCGGGAAAATCTCACTGAATATGAAGCCAATGTATGGCAATGTGTTGAACGAGGTAAGAAGGAAAAAGCGGGCGATTTTTATGTAGTGGTTATTACCAAGAATGAGAAATTGTTCCCCAACGTTTTCAGGAATTTTTTCTTTCCACGTACTTGGTGCCCAACTCCCGATTATGATCAAACTGTCTATAAATATAAGCGTAAAGATGATTCATTGATCTTTATGTGGGTTATTCCATCCCGCGATGCGAGCTTCCACCTTAAGGATAATGCGCTCTATGTAGCGCCTGAAGAACGAGAACTACTTAAATATGTTCTTGCTTTTGAGGATGGAACTCTATTTAAACTAGCTAAAGAATTGAATGGCGAAAAACTCGATACCCCAGAATTGGAGAACTAATGGCATTTGAAATCAAATATGATAAAGATGGTAATCCCGTAGCGCAACCACAACTTAAAGAGAAACTTAATGTAGCGGCTGATTCGTTAGATCAGCCTCAACCACAACAAGAAGCGCAACCTGAACAAATGCAAGAGCAATCTGTGCTCGAAACGCTTGATGCAGAGCAATCTATTGAAACTACCCCTGAAAAACAACCAGAACCGGTACAAAACAACCCTGAAAAAAAACCATCAGCTCCTCAAGAGTCCTGGAAGAAATTAAGAGAAAAGGCCTTGGCTGCGGAAAAAAGGGCTGCTGAACTTGAAGAGGCATTACAAGCTGCGCAATCCGCAAAACAGCAACAAGCGCCGCAAGAAGAAGAAATAGATGAACTATCGGTGGATGCGGATGCGCTCGTTGAAGGAAAGCATCTTTCAAAAGTAAGCAAACATATTAAAAAGCTTGAGCAGCAACTACACCAATACCAACAACAAACAGCAGTCAATGCGACTGAATTAAGACTAAAGACGCAATATCCCGACTTTGATGCTATCGTTACTCGTGAGAATCTAGAATCATTGCGCTTAACCTATCCTGAGATTGCTAATACTATTAATTCGTCATCTGATTTATATTCTAAAGCAGTATCGGCTTATACTATGATAAAGAAACTTGGCTTGACCGCTGATGTAGATAGTTATGAAGAAGAAAAAGCAATCATTCATAAGAACGCGAATAAACCAAAACCAACGGCAGTTCTCAATCCAACGCAGAATGATAGTCCTCTATCTAAAGTTAATGCATTCAGTAAAGGACCTTTGACTGATGAACTGAGAGCGCAAATGCTTAAAGAAATGAATATGTATCGTAATAAATAGGTGACGTATGCAATTATGGCAAAAACAATCCATCTTCGCTCAAAATGTAGCATTGCTCTTACAATATATTCACTCTAAAGGTTATTTCGTTACGCTTGGTGAAGCATTTAGATCACAAGAGCAAGCCAAGATTTATGCACATGAAGGCAAAGGGATTACCGATAGCCTTCATTGTAAGCGCTTAGCTATAGACCTTAATCTTATTAATGCTGAAGGGATTTATCTGCCTGACAGTAAAGATTATGAACAGTTTGGTGTATATTGGGAAAGCTTAGATCCATTAAATCGCTGGGGTGGAAAATTTAAGCGAATCGATGGCAACCACTATGAGATGCAAGATTTATAATGCTCCTTTTTACTGCTGATGCAAAGTATCCTACTTGAACTTTGTGTCCGTGTTTAGTGTGGCCCAAGGTAGACGCTTCATACTACCTTGGGCTTATTTTCATAAACGCTTGTTTTCTGAAATTAAGAATGGCATGCTCATTAATGAATCTATAATGCAAAGGAGGCATTATGAATGAAGAGCCAAATCTTGATCAAATCAAACAAAAAAACGCCACCAAAGTAAAACTCGCTATCATCGCATCTCTCGTTACCCTTTATGCTGCATACATGGGGAGCGTTCAGCTTGGCCTGGATTTTGATAAATTCATTATGTTACTTTTGGAGAAATAATATGAAGGCTTTATTACTTTCAGCATTATTATTGTCCCCTTTTCTCAATGGCGCATCCAAAGAAACTGAAAAACAACGCGTTGAATTAGCAATGCAACAAGAAAATGACGATATGAAAATTAAAATGGCTGGTCTTGCCGCAATAGTAACGGTTATTTTGATCTATCTTAGGGGCAAAGCGGGTGGAGAGGATGCAGCGGTATTCGATACCATGATGTTGGATATTTTAAAAAAGTAAGATAATATACCTACGAATGCAAAGCAGCATCATTCACTGCAATCTAACACATCGGATGCAAAGCGGAATTCATCCACCGCAGACGCAATGTAGCTTCGTCAGCTTCATTAAATCAAATCATTTCTTTTAGTTTAGGAGCCAAACAATGGCTATAACAACTACGAGTATTCTGCCTTCGCCGGTGCAGCAATCTTTTAGTTACAAGCTCCTTTCGGTGCCTGTACCTAACATGATTCACAAAATCCCTGCGATGAAGAAGAATATGCCTCGCAACGGTGGTAATACACTTCGTATGCGTAGATACAATCCCCTCAATACCGCAATGGTTCCACTAGGAAACTCTGGTATCACGCCTCCAGCGCAAAATCTAACCGCTGTGGATATTGACGCCCAGATTTCGTTTTACGGTATAAGTGCCGTAATAGTTTACTGCTAAAGACTTATGTGCAGTTAAACGAGCAGGTTAATAAATAGATCTTTGAAATACACGGTTTTGTAGGCAAATAGCCTGCTTTAAATCCGCTCTAATTGACTTGGAAGCCCTAACGTAAAGTCGAGGGTGACAAGGGCGAAGATATCTATAACGGATTAGCATTAAACTCTTTACAGGTTTGCCATAAATGTTTTCTTAGGGATAGGGTGGTATCGTTGACCAGCCATCCTGTTTTACCTACGGTTCTTCGGTATTTTAAAAGAAGCCCTGCTTGAGGTTTTTTTACCTTGAGTAAAGGTTCAACAGCTTTAAGTATATTTTCCATATCTTTACCGAAAATATGCCATCGATAACAGGTTTTCCGTCCAGGAATTTCTTTTCTTTGGTCGAACTGTCCGCCGAATGTATCCTTAATCCAGTTCATTAAACGCAAACTAGTATTGATCACGGTGAGTCTGCATACGTAATAATCTTTTTTTCTTCCTTTGGTTGGTTTTAAATGTTCGATACCGATACTTCCTTCACCATCAATAATTCCAGCAAAGTAAGCTAAATCTTCTAATGAGTACATAGACAATCCTTATGGTTAATGCGTACCGTAAATAGTATATCACGCTGAGAGACTAAAGCGAGTGGAAATCGAAAGATTAAGCGATAGTCCGATCTTATGAGGAAACCATAAGAGATAAACAGAAATGATTTATCCCCCTTTTGGGAGTAACAAATTGTACCCTACAAAACCAAGATCCAGTTTTGAACGAATGCGCAGCTCGTTTGGGCGTATCGCTTCGTCAAACAGAAGATCAGCTTGAACAAAGTGAGCTGAATAAATTTTCTCTGATAGACTTGGAAGCCTTAGCGTAAAGACGAAGGTAACAAGGGGCAAGAATGAAACAAAAATGCATGATTAATGAAATTGATTACTGTGAGCATGATGATAAGTCTGTGATAATAACTGGATCCAATAACGATTCTAATTGCTGTCATTATGATGATACGTGGTATGAAATAGAAGTTAATATATGCCCTGTTTGTGGATATCAGCCTGAACGACTAAGCGAGAAAACACCGCAAGGTGATGCGATAGTCTGAACACTATGGAAACATAGTGAGGGAGATTCGAAGAAGTTTCCCCGCTAACTAATAATACAGTTAGTCATAAAAGTAACAGAATGACCCGTGATATGTTAGCAGCAACTGCTGGTTTCATTAACTGCGTTGGTGGTGTGAACGGTGACAACCCAACAGAAATCACCCGTTCAGATGTTGATGCTGTTGTGCGTACATTGTTGAATAACAATGCATACACAATTATGGATAACATCGAAGGTGAAGATAAGTTCGGTACAGCGCCTAAAATGAATGGGCGCTTTAAATCTTCTCTGATAGACTTGGAAACCGAAGTAGTTTTTAACTAACCGGTGACAAGGGGCAAGATTATGGAAAAGTTCATAAAAGAAATTACAACAAAGCTCATACAAGCCAGACCAAATGTAGAAGGTCAATATCTGATCTACGGCATTTCTGATTTGGATGTTGATTTAGAAGATGACTACGACAGGCATTATTATTACATCGCTACCAAGGAATCAGATAACAAATGGATTTCTAATTGCGGCAATAATATTGTTGATGTCACTTATTATGAACCTTTATTTAATCAGCCTGAACGTAGCAAGCGAGAAGACTGTGAAAAATGTACCATATTAAAGCGTGGAGATACGAATGATATTAACTCCTGTTGTTATATGGAAATTTCACAGATGCGGTGCTCTGAACATTGTGGAAACACAGTGAGCCATAAGTAGAGAAAGTGGCCGCCTGAAATGGTCAGTAAGCGAAAGCTGAAGTAACAGAATGGTTCGTGATGCATACTTTGCATTATGCTCAACCCAATTAACGGGTAACTTGGATGCTGTTGCTGGATTCATTCAAAAGAACCAATATCCAGCACCTATGAATGCATTGCGTTCAGAATGGGGTGCAATTGGTAACCTTCGTTTCCTTATCAGCTCTATTGGATCATTTGCTGCTAATGCTTCAAGCAATGGCGCAAACGTATTCAATATTTTTTGCGTTGGTATGGAAGCATATGCATGTATTGAGCAAGATGGTTATAGCGCAAGCTTTATCTATCGTCCGCCAATATATGATGGCCCATTAGCGCTCAACGCTTCTGTTGGATATAAATTTGCTGAAGTTCCGCGAATCACTAATGATTTGTGGGTAATCAACTTACGCGCAACATTAGCTTAAAGGAGAGACTATGGACGGAACTATTCTTTCGCAAGGTACATTTCTTGCAAACTTTGCTGGTCTTGCAAATCCAAATGCTGGTAATGCTTCAATTGGCCAAGCAAATCAATATATCCTCAATATTCCATCTGGCGTTGACTGGCTTAAAGTAAGTAACTTTACTCAATATGGTACAGTTGGTGCAGCTGGCGGTGCTTATTTCAACGGAACTGCAAATGCTAACGTTGGTTTTGAGTTCTTCTGGCAGCGTGGCATGGCGGCTGGATCAGCTATGGTTAGCTACAAGGCTTCAGCTTCAGCTGTTGTTTCTGTAGATACTATTGCTTCTGGTGGCTTTACTCTTTATGATCCATCTGGACAAGATGCATTAGCATTACCTGCTTTAGGTAATCCGGTTGCAGTTTCTGCAGTAACAAATGCTACTCGCCCCGCTGTAACCCATACTGCTGACACATCAGTAGTTGTTGGTTCAGTAGTACGTTTAAGCAATACTGCACAAACAGACGTTAACGGCGTTGATATGGTTGTAGGTACTGTTACTGATAGTACTCATTTCACTTTATTGACTGCTTCTAATCCGTTAGCAAACGCTCCAGGTGCTATTGGCGGAGCTGGATTCTATAGAGTTGTAAATTACAACGCATTATATTATCCACGCCGTCGCTTTGTAGTAAATATTACTCAAGCAACAAATGCTCAGGTATCTACTTCTATTGCGCACGGCTTAACGCCAGGACAAGCGATTCGATTCAACATCCCAGCAGTGTCTGGTATGATCCAATTGAATCCTTCAGCGCAGAACAACTACTTGGTAGCTAATGTTGTATCGGTTGTTGATGACTACAATATCACTATTGATGTCAACACTTCTGCGTTTACTGCATTCACTTGGCCTACTATTGCACAACAACCAAGCTCATTCCCTATATTGGTTCCCGTTGGTGAAGATACCGCTTTATCGCTCGTATCTGCTGCTTCTCAAGTTCCTACTATTGGTGGTCAACAAATTTTTGGCACCCAATCTGGTTTACTTGCAGACGCTACAACTAATACTGGATTCTTAGGAATGATCCTTGGAACTGGTGGAAACGGACTTGAATTGACTACGCCAATACTTGGACCTTCTGGTTCTGTTGCGTGGTCTGCAGGAAACGTTGGTACACCTGATAGATTGTATTGGGTTGCTGGTAAAGCGAGCTTCGGCGGACTATAATCGACCGAATTATTACTTAGGGGGCTCGAAAGGGCCCTCTTTTTCAGTTGTCTCCAAACTGTCGACCACTCGTCGACGCTTCAAAGGAAATCTATGTCAGAAGAAATCAAAAAAGACGCAAAGAGTAATCTCCCAAGAAAAGGGAAAGACCTGAAATACCAAAGGGACAGAGATAGAGAAATGGTACGCGGTATATTTAGATTTTACGAAGTACCAGGGGGCACGATGGCCTTCTCCTTCAGGAAATACCGCGAAGATGAAATAGAAACATACACCTTGAACGATGGCGAAATATATACTATTCCTAGAGGAGTAGCGCATCATCTATCAAATAATTGCTGGTATCCAGAATATGCTTACAAGAAGGATGAAGGCATGAATAACGTTGCTATGATGACTAAGAAAAAGAGACGTTGTTCGTTCGATCCGCTTGATTTTATGGATGTCGATGAATTGAATGAATTAAGACCATCTAATATTGAAACAGTAACGTACCTTAAATAGAATTGTAGGAGCTGTTATGGCTGATTATAATTGTTATGCATATGCAATGCCGGTATATGGCCCTGCCATGCGGTTAATAGCCTCGATTACAAATAGCACTGCCGCTACTGTCACCACAACCTTTGCTCACGGTTATGTTGATGGAACTATTGTACGATTTGATATTCCCCCCGCTTGTGGTATGCAGCAAATTAATCAGCAAACAGCTCCTATTTTAGTCACGGGAACAACAACATTTACGGTGCCGATAGATACGACATTGTACGCTCCTTTTTCGGTGCCGAGTGGTTTAGGGCCATTTGTGAATATCTGTGCGCAGTGTGTGCCAATAGGGGAGAACAATGATACCCTTCAAGCTGCTGTTGTTAATAAATTGCCCATAGGAAATTTATAGTAAATGATCTTCAATATGGTAGGATGAAACAAAAAAATTTAAGGAGAAAATAGTGGCAACGTATCCTACGCTTCCTCCCAATACAACTCTGCAGGCTATACAGACTAAAGTTAGACGATTAACGCAATCGCCATCTGAAGCGCAATTAACTACCGATGATCTTAATAATTATATTAATACTGCTGTTGTTTATGATTTTCCTGAACATTTAAGAACATTCAATCTTCGCACAACATTTACGTTCTATACCAACCCCTATCAGGATGAATATTTCACGAATATATCAGGCTATGGCAATCCAAACGTCAATCCATCGATCGCTAATAATCCACTTTATAACTTCCAGAATAAATACATCTCAGTCCATCCACCGGCTTATATAGCAGGATACCAGGCATTGTATACCCAATCACCTGAACAGTTCTTTAATATTTATCCTAAGATAAACTTCATACAGTTTACGGGAACTAACGGTGATGGTGTGACAACGACTTTTTCAGGAGTGATCAATTCACAACAAGCCAATCTTCCTAATAATTTCAACCAGCAGATTGCATTACTACAAAGGCAAGTTCTCTTTGATTCAGCGGACACCAATCTTAATGGATTATCGCTTGTGGATGTGCCGGTACTCAATACTTCTAATGGAAACTCAACCGTAGTTGGTAATCTTTATGATCCAAATTCAGCTGCCTACCAAGCTGCATTGACCAATCCGCCAACCACCGTGCTTGCCAACAATAATATAAATTACGCCACGGGTGCTTACACCATTACATTTTCAGCTGCGCCCGGGGCTAATATTCCCATTAACTCACAAAGCGTTCCGCAAGTAATTGCATTGCCACAAGCGCTTATGTTTTATGCGAATAAGTTTGTGGTTCGTCCCGTGCCTGATCAAGTATATCGAATCAATTTTGAAGTCTATCAAATGCCAACGCAATTATTCCAAACCAACTCAGTTCCTGCACTTAATGAATACTGGCAGTTTATAGCGTATATGGCAGCAAAGAAGATATTTGAGGATCGTATGGATATCGATTCAGTGCAAATGATATTGCCTGAATTCAGAAACCAAATGAACTTATGCAACCGTAGAACGATAGTACAATATACCAATGAGCGCACAGCAACCATCTATACCGAACAAACCGCTATTACTACTGGTGGATGGACTGGTTGGGGCAATAATACTTAAGGAGATATAATGGCTTTTTTACCGAATATTCCCCAATCAACCGATCAATTATCGGTATCCCAGGGAAATATACTTAATAATTTTTCAATACTTGGGGCCATAGCAGGCAATAGCAATGCTGCAAGTGCATCTATAAATACATCAATCGGATCAGGATTACCTTCTGGATTTAATTGGGTTTATCTCCAACCACAAAGTGCTACGCCCCCAGCTGGCGCCGCATTTGCCTCTGGAAACGTAGCTTTATATTCTGCATTAAATGCAGCTACTACATTTAATGAACTTTATGTTAATAAAACAAACGCATCTGGCGTTGTTCAAATACCTATTACAGCATCTTCAAACGGATCAATATCATCAAATAGCGCAGTATCATGGAGCTATGATGCTTCGGGGATGCTTAAGATTGGTGGATTGGCAACTACTTCTGGTGGCACGGTCACTATTACTTTTAGTTCAACGGCCGGAGGCGGCTTAAATAGCTTTCCTGGTTTTGCGAGTTTTATAAGCTGGATAACACCAACTGTTCTAAATAGTAGCGCCTCATTTTCTGAAGGCGTAAGGGTAAAGAGTTTTACCCTTACTACAGTAACATTCGGCATCATCAATGGAAGTTCTGACCTGACATTTTTTTGGAATGCATTTGGTGTTTAGGAGTTTTTATGCCGTTAGATAGATTTCTCATATCGCCCATTAACACTGGTCTACAGACGGATGTAAAACCCTGGCAAATATTAGACGATGCATTTACCTACTTGCAGAATGTATATGTATTTCGAGGCAGGGTTCGAAAAAGGTTTGGATCCCTCCTGATGGGAACAAGTCCATTGCAATCTCAACTTAGAATAAATCTGGGAAACACTGACGGTTCTGGAAATAAAACAGTAACAGTACCCGGATCTACGTTTCTGCCAGGGCAACAATTTTCCGTTGGAACTCAGATATTTACGGTGATAGCAACAGGAACTCCCGGAACCATGCTTTCAACCGGCACTGCAACGGGAACATTTAATACTTCAACCGGACAAGTAATAGTCACTGGAGCAGCTGCGACAACCGCACTATTTTATTATCCTGCTCAGCCAGTTATGGGAATAACACAATATCTTATCGGTGCAGTCAATAATCATCCTACCTACGCATTCGATACGCAATTTGCTTATGTTTTTACCTCCGGTACTGGATGGGCACGATCAGGAACTGCTTTATGGCATGGAAGTAATCTTAATTATTTTTGGCCATGCAACTGGACGAGTATAGCCGGAGATTTAATATTATTTGTTTCCAATTTTAATTTTACCTTAGGTGCGGGCGTTCCCGCAGCCACTGATGATCCTATTTGGTATAACAATAATGGAACCTGGACTGCAATGCTTGGATCATCGGCCAATGGTATATTCTTTTTGCCCGGTGGTGGGGCAGTACAGGCAGGCCCGTTTGTACAAACCGCCCGCATTATCGTTGCTTTCAGAAACCGATTAGTGCTTTTAAATACGGTGGAAAACAACAACTCAAGCACAACTGGAACGGGAACTGCAACACAATATGTGAATCGCGCAAGGTTTAGTTTTAATGGATCGCCACTAGCTGTTAATGCTTGGTATGAACCCAACCAAACAGATGCTTCAGGCAATGTGGGAGCAGGTGGTGGATTTATCGATGCTTCGACTGATGAGCAGATCATCTCCGCCCAATTTATAAAAGATCGTCTTATCGTCTATTTTGAGCGTTCTACTTGGGAGCTTGCGTACACAGGGAATGAAATTCTCCCCTTTATCTGGAATAGACTCAACACAGAATTAGGTAGCCAGTCTACTTTTAGTACTATTCCCTTTGATAAATCTATATTAACGATTGGAAATACCGGGGTGCATGATTGCAATGGAAGCAATGTTCTTCGTATAGACGATAAGATACCTGATGAGATATTTGAATTTGAATCTAAAGCTAACGGCAATCTTAGGACAGTTGGTATCAGAGATTATTATAATGAGCTCGCTATATGGACATTTGTTTCAGATTTAGAAGAGCCAACGCAGACATTCCCTAATCAATTATTGATATACAATTATAAGAATGATTCATGGGCATTGTTTGATGATTGCTTTACCTTTTTTGGATATTTTGAACAACAACAAGATTCAACATGGGCATTGACGGTTCCTCAAACATGGGAACAAGCCAATTACACATGGAATAGCGGAAATATTCAAGCCAACCAAAGACAGATAGTAGCGGGAACACCGCAAGGATATGTTGTGCGTATAGCTGATGATTCATCGCGCAATGCACCGGGAATGAATTTGACTGATATTGGTCCATTGCCAATGGGCGGTAGCCCTGGGCAATTTTCATCTCCTATGGGTATCCTGAACCTTACTATTTATAATCATAATCTATCCGCAACGCCTTCAGAATTTCCTAACGATCAAGATTTTATCTTTTTTGAGAATATTATGGCTGATGCTGGTACCATGGCTTTTCTTAATGGAACCATATTCCCGGTTTATTCAGTGATAGATGCAAATACTGTTACCATTAATACCTTTGGTGGCTTAACAAGCGGCACTTATTATGGCGGCGGAACAATTACTCGAGTATCAAATACTCAATTAACAACAAAACAATTCAATCCTTATGTCGATAAAGATCGTAACGTATACGTTCAACGTATTGATTTTGGCGTCAGTGCAACTGAATCTGTTGTCAACGGAACGACCATTGAAGGGGGTCAAATAACCGTCGATTATTATCCATCATCATCAAGTGTATCGATGATTGGGGGCGGCGTACAAAGCGGCGCTATTATGGGTAATTCTATTCTCGAAACATACCCTTATCCAAATGTTCCTCTTGAGGCCTATCAAGATTTATTATGGCATCCGGTTTATTTTCAAACCCAAGGGCAATTCATTCAGTTTTCATTATATCT